ATGACCACGATGAACGACGAGAGATGGACCGAGCTCCAGCAGGCCGAGGACATGGCCTACTTCAAAGCCGACCTCTGTCTGTACTCGCCCGAGAGCTACAGCCTTGAGGAAAAGAGGGGGATCTGCAACGAGATGGTCTCCTCCAGCAAGGCCGTGCTCGACGCCATGCGCGCCGACTTCGAGCAGCTGCCCGCCGACGCCAGGAGCAAGCTCCTCGACATGCTCTGCCAATCGGGGGTCGAGAGCCCCGAGTGGTGGTGGGACGTCCTCGTCGGTGAGGGCGACCCGCTGTACCGAGAACTTGAAGCATTCTAATCAATAGTCGTCTTGTCAAAAGCGCCCTCCCAATCCATCGACTGGGAGGGCGCTCATCTATGCACCGTGCGTCAACGGGAGCCGCAGATCGCCATCATGCTTCAAGGGACGAATTGCCATCCAGGCTCTGCCTAATCAGGCGAAGAGCATGATCGATGACCTCCCCCTCCTCATCGTCGGCTATTGCATCTTTGAAAGCCTGCGACTGCATGATTGGCAAAATCTCGTCATCTGCTTCAGTGATTAACGGAAAGAACGGGTAGTAGTACCAGTCGGACAGATCCTCATAGCCCTCTTGGGGAGATTCGTGAGAGACCCTGACGTAGTCCCCGATCCACATACCACTTGGATCAGGAACGTCGTCTCTGCCGTCGAGGTATCCGTCACCGTAGCGTTCGGCTCCTGCACCCAGGAAGATTGGAAGCAGGTCGAGCCGTTGGATGCCTTCCCTCACACCGCCATCACGCCAGACATGTGGTGACGTCATGGGCGTTCGCTCTCGATCGTAATACTGCCTCTTGGTCTCGTTGATGACATACCTGTAATGGATGACCTCCTTGTCGAAGGTGCCCTCATAGGGAACCTCTTGCAAGCCAGGCGCTTCGCAATCGTAGTAGGTCTTGCCCTTCGCCAAGCGAAAACGTCCAGCGACATCGTCGTAGATGTCCTCGGCTTCGCAGAGCGCACATGGCTCGAGGTGTCCGCAATCGGCCTCGATTTTGGCTAGCGCGGGGTTCTCTTCATTGTCCAGCTCGCGATAGTCACCGAGAAAAACGAGCTTGTCACCGCGCCAGTCGCTGTCCAGCAAGGTACAGATTGCGTCGGTGTACTCGTTGCCTACGTCAATATTGGAAACCATCTTGGCACCGGTGTCGAAGGGCTCTATGCCAAGCTGTTCACGTTTGTCGGCGTTAAACCAAAGGTAGTATTCTCCCATGCCAATCAACCTATTCTCGACCGTCGCGCCAGCGATGGCGCTCAATACCACATCGCCACTCCTCGTTCGGGAACCACGCCTGTATCGTGCTTCCGCGAGAGATCGCGCAGCGCGTGGTCGTAGTAGTTCCACCACTCCGAAACGAGGTCGTCAGGCTCGGTGGGCAGTTCCTTCTCGGTCAATGGCGGCTCGCCGCGTTCTGCTCGCATGTCGTTGATCGCGTCACGCATGGAGTTCATCTCCGCACCCGTAGTTCGGCACTTGAAGTCCCCCTCGGCAGGCTCCACAAGATTCGCCGTCTCGCTTGCAAGGTCGACGACAAACTGCCCTGGCTTTGACTGGCGGTCATCTTCAGGCCAATAGCGAAATATGAGCACGTCGCCTTCGCGTGACTCTAGCTCGTAGGTGACCATTACTACTCCTCGTCATCCCATGTCTGCTCGTAGCGCATCCATGCCTTCAGCGGGATATCCATCTTCCTCGTGCCGTAGAACACGATGTAGTCGGCATAGTTGCGGCAGTACCACCAGTCGCGGTAACGGCCGTTCCTCCCGCTGAACACCTCCTCAGCCAGCCTGCGCGGGTTTAGATAGCTCCACGAATAGTTAAACGATCGCCCGCTTTGCTCCCATTCCCGCGTGTAGTGCGAGTCGACCTCGTTGAAGAGCAGGTTGTTGTAGATGTAGCCCTCGACGCACGGCAACTCTTCAAGGTTGGCGGGCAGGTCATCAACACAGATGCGCTTCATGTAGCGGGTGACTTTCGGCTCGGTGTCGAACACCATAAACCGGTCGCACATGTCGCACTTCCAGACGTTGATGCACCCCTCGTCCTCGTTCCTCAAGTCGAAGAATGAGCAGCTGTCGTAGTTTGCCTCGAATACGCTGAACGGAACGAAGTTGTACTCCGTCTCGTCTCCGTCGCAGCCGTTCCATAGCTGATTGCCGCACGGGCACCCGAGCTTAGCCATTCTCATCACCCCTGAACTCCTCGATGGGCACCGCGTAGTGACGCTTCGATTTCGGAAGCATCTCCTTGCATGGCGCACCGTGCGAGATCTCTCCGTCGTCGGACTCGACGAACGCCCCGCAATACCTGCACGTGACGCGGAACTTGCGGAACTCAAGGCCAGCAGAGCTCGGGATGATCTCGTATGAGAACGGGCCATCGCCTGGATACGGGTAGTACCACTTGCACATCCCGTGCCTTGCCCTGAAGTCCGAAACGGCAGCCATCTCGCTTTCGCTGAGGTACAGCTCCCACTTCCCCTGAGCAGGCTCTGCGTCGTCGTGGTCCCAGCGGTACGTGGCCTTCCCGAACTCGCTCAGCACTGCGGACTCGAGCAAATCGCCTTGCCTCAACTCTTCTAGGCGCTTGAAGAAATACCTCTTGGTCTCGTCCAGCGTTTCGAAATAGCTATGCTCCCAGTTCTTACCTGTGTGCTCAATCACACAGCCTGGCCCCATCCTGGCAAAGCCCGGGTCGTTCGGGTCGAAGTGGCCGGACAGGAAGTGCCGCCACCTGTCGCCAGCAGCTGGCCCTGTCACGATGGGGCCGCCCTCGTTCTCCGGCACGAACAGGTAGAAGCTCCCGGGATCATCCTGGCTCTCGACGAGCAGCCTGCCGCATTCCGGGCACTGGTAGAGTGACCGCTCGTAGTCGAGCGGGTCCATGAGAGCGCCTAGGTCCTGCCCACGACCCTTCCTCATCCACGCTTCCCAGTAGTCTTCGGCGTCAACGTCCGAGATGATGTGCATGGCCCAGGGCTCGTGGTCAGTCGAGTCCCATATGCGACCTCCGCCGTGACAAGTGCTGCATGCGCTCATGTTGCTCCTGTCTCCGATTTCATGATGTGAGCATTATCCCATGCCCCTGGGACACAAATTGTCCCTCACATGGGACAGCGGAGGTGGTCTTTGCAAAACGCGAGGTCAGGTGGCTAAGCCGCTGTGATGTACCCCGGTGTGCTCGCCGTGTCGATGCGGAAGTACGTGTACGCAGTCTTGTTGCTGGCCCACACCGTACCGTTTCCGCCGACGAGCGACGTGGAGCACGAGTAGAAGCACTGGGATCCCGTGACCCCGCTCGTCGGCAGCGCCCAGCTCGCGTCGGCCAGGATGGTCGTGAGCCTGCTGCACCCCGAGAACGTGTAGAACAGGTCCGTGAGCGTCGACGGGTCGAAGCCCCGGAAGTCGATGGTCGCGAACGCGCAGGAGCTGAACGTGTAGCGCATCGAGCGCACGCCCGAGAGGTTTCCCAGCCCGCTCACGCTGGCCAGGTTCGTGCACGAGTAGAACAGGTAGTTCAGGTTCAGGTACGAGAACGTCGCCATGTCCGCAGCGAACGTCACACCCGTGAGGTGCTGGCGGTGCGTCGGCCCGGTGACGCCGTCCCAGGGCGTGAAGCCGAGCCCCACGTACTTGCCGATGGCGCAGATCCTGTTGGACGCCACAAGCTCGCGCGTTGGGTCAGGCGTAGAAGAGGCCGTGAGCACGCCCTCGCCGTCCGCGTAGAAGTGCGCCCAGAACCACGTGCGCCGGTCGTCGTTGGGGTCGGTCAGCACGCCACCCGCGCCCAGCTTGCACACGCTCGCGCCGCTCGTCGTGGAGGGCACGAATCCGTCCGTCCCGCCCACCAGGCGGTTGCAGCTGTTGAACATGAGCGAGCCCGAGAGCCCCGAGTTGCTGAAGCTCGTGGCGTAGATCGTCTCCAGGCTCCCGCAGCTCGTGAACATCTGGTTGGCGCTCGTCATACCGGACAGGTTCTCGAAGCCGCGCACCTCGGTGCAGTTCGAGAAGGCGTTGAACCAGTAGTTGCAGTTGGTGATGCCCAGGCCCGCGATGGACGAGTCGATGTAGACCTTCTTCACCAGCAGCTTGATGGAGTCGTATGAACGTGCCGAAGCCGACGAGTAGCCCGCCGGGTCGATTTCGAAGACCTGCACGATGCGCCCGCCGGTGACGGAGGTCCGCCGCTCGTAGTAGTTGATCTCCAGGGTTCCGTCGTCCAGAAGCAGCGCGCGGATCTTGTATCCCACGTCCCATTCGAGCGCCAGGATGGCGGCCGCCATGTCGCCCGGTGTGTATAGCGTGCTCTCGCCGTTCTGCCCTCGGATGGCGGCCGCGATGTCCGAGAACACCGACTTGGGCAGCACGCCCGACTCCAGCGCCATGTACGGCTGCGCCTGGTAGTTCCCGGCGTCCGTGCCGTCGAGCGCCGCCACCGCAGCGGCCATCTCGCGGGGCTTGTAGAGCGTGGCCACGCCCGCCTGGTATCGGATCGCGTTGGCTATGTCGGTGAGGATCGATGTAGAGACGGTTCCAACTGCCATTAGAATTCCTCTTCCTCGAGGTTCGCCAGGGCGGCGATCGCATCGTCCACGTACTGCTTGGTGGCATAGGCCGATAGGTCGGGCGTCGTTCCCGCCGGCCCCTGCGGCCCGGTCGGTCCCGTCGCCCCGGTCTCGCCCTTGAGGTTATGGAAGGCGAAGGCGAACGTCCTGGCCGATGCCGTGCCGCCCAGCGTGACGTTGACGGAAGGCGTGCCCGTGTTCGCATCAACCGTGGCGGAAGCTCCGGTGATGGTCGCGTCCGCGCCGTCGTCGCCCGTGTCGCCCTTCGGCCCCTGTGGTCCCGTGGCACCGGTCGCGCCGACCTCGCCTTGCGGCCCGGTCTCGCCCTGAGGACCAGTAGCACCTTGGACTCCTTGAATGCCCTGCGGACCGCGAAGGTCGGCCGAGCTCGTACCCGACGCGCTCGTGACGGTCAGCACCGAGCCGTTCCATGTGTGCGTGCAGGAGATTCCGTCGTCGCCGTCGGCTCCGGCAGGGCCGGTTGCACCCTGTGGTCCAGTGTCTCCGGTATCGCCCTTCGGCCCTTGAGCTCCAGTCGCACCAGTGTCGCCTTTGTCACCCTTGGGACCCTGGGGACCAGTAGCGCCAGTTGCACCAGTCTCGCCCTGGATGCCCTGCGGTCCTTGAGCGCCGGTTTCCCCTGTGTCACCCTTCGGCCCCTGTGGCCCAACCTCTCCTTGGATTCCCTGCGGCCCCTGCTCGCCGGTGTCGCCCTTCGGACCTTGCGGCCCGGTGTCACCTGTATCGCCCTTGTCGCCCTTCGCGCCCTTGGCAACGTCTGCGGTCGTGGTGCCGTTCTTGTCGGTGATGGCGATGGTGCAACCACCCTCGGTCTGCGTCACGGTGGCCGTGGGTGAAAAGCCGTCAGCTCCATCCACACCGTCAGCCCCGTCGAAGTCTCCGCGCTCGGCCGCAGCCGTCAGGCTCTCCCTTGCTGTGTTCGCCAGCGCAGCCGCAACGTTCGCAGCGTCGGCGGCATCCGTCGTTATCTCGGTCGCATGCTCGTAGGCGTTGATGGCGTCCACGAACAGCGTGAACCCGTCCTCGTGCTCCTCGCCGCCGACGACCACGGGCTCCACCCGTATCGTGAACACGCGCGAGCTGATGTAGGTGTCGTCGCTCCGAGAGACCATGACCTGCGCCTGCACGGCACCCTCGGCCTCCTGCATCGCTGCCGGGTAGTAGACCTCGAACGTCCCAGCAGACGCGTCGACGGCCGTGAAGGGCTCGGTACCGCGCTCACCGGTCACCTTATGCTTCCACATGAAGTAGACCGTCGCGCCGGTCAGGTTCGCCGCAGCGCCGTTCTGCCTGACCGAAAGCGTGATCCCACGCCCGCCAGCGTCGGCAGGCGATGCCACCAGCACGTCGCCGAAACGCTCGTCGCAGGTGTCCCAGGTGAGTTGATGAAGTCCGTATCCGTCGAGCACGAAGCACCTCCTAGAGTCTCCGCTCAGGGTATGCCCGCGTCACAACCCCGCCGTCAGAAGTCGAGGTCAGCCAGCTCGTCCAGGTCGTCGATGGCCTCGGTCACCGTGCTCTCCACGACCTGCACCGAGGTCGCCACGCTCAGGTTGCCGTCGATGCCGGCCACGTCGTCCTGCAGGGCGGCCACGTCGGCTGCAAGAGAGCTCGTCACCGCATAGTCGGCCTGCTGCACCGTGCCGATGGTCACGCGGCAGATCGCCGCATCGCCGAACGTGCGCACGCGCTTCACGACGCGAGCTTTGAGCCGCCACTCGGGCGTCCGCGAGAAATCGACGACCGCCACCTCGTCGCCCAGCCCGCACTCGCCGCCGTCCAGGGCCGTCACGTCGATTTCGTACGAGACCTTCGGCTGAACAGCATCCACGAGCGCCTTCCTCGTCAGCGCCAGCAGCCTTGCCGGGTCGTCGCACTCCGAGAAGGTCACCTGCCCGAACGAATGAACCTTAGCGGTCCTGTCGGCGTTCCAGCGCCCCCACACCAGCCGCGCCTGCTCGTCGCCTATCCAGTTGACGCCGCCGTTCACCTCTCCGAAGGTGAGCTTCTTTCGGTAGCCGCCGGTGTAGCGCCCGTCCTCGTCGGTCACGGGAAGGCCAGCGCCGAACCCGTAGAGCGCCGTGTACACGTCCTGCTCCAGGACCGTCCTGGTGCATCCCGCCATGTTCTTGCCGTAGGTGAAGCGCAGTCCGCGCCAGCTGCCGAGTCGCTCGACAAAACGGATGGAGCGCGAAGCCACCCGCCCGTCGGCGACGGTTATCACGGGCTCGACCTCGCCGCCCCAGACCTCGGTCACCCTCCGCAGCGCCCAGAGCGCGTTCACGTGGTAGAGCACGCAGCCCGCCGTGCCGCTCACGTCGCACGACGCGATCGTCCAGCGCGTGGGTGCCAGCGCGACCGCCAGAGCCTGCCGCGCAGTCCGAGAGATCAGGTGCTGCTCCTCGATGAAGTCGTCCAGCAGCTCGCAGAGGGAAGATTCCGCATATACCGAGCAAAGCCCCTCAAGCGGCTCGTCGGTGCGAACCACGACATGCTCGCGCCAGATGTTGCCGTCCTTCCACAGCAATCGGTCGCCCTTCGTCGGCGCATCCCGGCACTCGAACTCGATGGTGTCCTCGCCGTTCAGCTCCTCGGTGTGGACGAGCTCGCCAACAACGGGAAGGATGCCGATGCGCTCGTCGAACCGGTCGAACCAGAAGATCGTGGGAACCGCGCCGGCCATCACAGCCACCTCTCGTTGAAGGCGGTCACGTGGGCGGAACATCCCGAAAAGCTCAGCTCGCATCTGCCAGGAGAAAGCGAGAAGAAGTCGCTCGCCAGCGTAACCTCGGCGCGGGCATCAATGCCGTCGACGGCCACGCCCTCGGTCTCGCAGTCGATGAGCGCCACCTCGCCGCCCGAGAAGGCATGCTCCACGCGTACGATGGCATCGCCGCAGCCAACCTGCACAGCAGAGCCAGCGGAAGCAACCAGCTCGAACGCCGGCCACGTGGGCCACGACCCGCCGACCTCGAACGACGTGCCGGTCTCGGAGCGAGCCCTACCGTAGGCCACGGGATCGAGCAGCGTGAATAGGACCTCGCCCTGCCCGTCCTCGAAGAGCGACGACCACGACCCCGCATCGGTGCACACGGCGTCGCGGTACTCAAGTTCCGGCTCGTCGGGCAGCCGCAGCGTCCCGCCAGCCGTGGAGCACAGCGCCGAGTAGACCCTGTGCCGTATGTCGGCCAACCCGCTGGTCCCAGGCTTGAAACCGGAGTCCATGAACAGCCTCACGCGCACCAGCCTTGGCGGTATGCGGCTGGAGACGAGCAGCGCACCGGCACGCCCCGGCACCACCATCGTGTCGGGCACCACGGGCAGCGCGACCCTCTCGATGACCTCGGCGGAGCACCATTCCGAGAGGTCGATGCCGTTGTAGACGATGGACCTCATGCGTTGCCCCTCGCTCGTCCGTATGCGATGGCACGTCGCCGCGACTCCAAGCTCATCTCGTCCACAGAGCTGCCGCTCTTTTGCTTGCGTTTCAGCGTGTCGGCAAGAAGTCGTAGCTCGTCATCGCGCCCGTGCAAACGCTTGTCTTCCGGTTTCTTTTTCACAGCGACCTCACCACCGTGCACGTCACGTCGAACGCCCACACGTACCGCCCGCTCGAATCTCGCTCCTTGAGAGCTGGGGCCGTGGAGTCGACGCCCACGATCCGATATTCGCCAGCATCCGCATAAGGCTCCCAGTCGGCCCTGCGCACCGCCAGCTCGGCGGCAACGGCTACGGACTCCGCATCGGCCATGACCTCCCGCACCGCCAACACCGTCACCACGACTGACCCGCGCTCCTCCTCGGCCAGCCGGGAGCCGCGCGAGAACGCGCCCTCCGTAACCACGATGGGCTCCGCGCAGTCCAGCGCCGACGGCACAACTTTTGTGAAGCAGCTTGTGAAGTGGGCATCTGCCAGCAGTTTTCTTATCGAGTCCGCGCAGCTCATCTCACCACCAGCTCCCAGTGGTGCACGCGCCCGTTGAAGTCCTCGCACCGCCTGCACTCTGCCACGAGGTAGGAATGGCCGTCTATGTCGATGCGCGACCCCGCAGGCACCTCGAAGGCACCGCCGCTGTTCACGGCATCGACGTAGACCTTGCCGCTGCCAGCATCAGCCGACCGATGTCCGTCATCCACGACGCTCTGCGTCCGCGCGAACCGCACGTGCGAAACGGCCACGCCCTCGGCATAGCCGCCGTCACCGTCAGGCACACGCACAACGGCGTCCTCGGCCAGCAGCCGCAAGGGTATCGGCCGCAGGCTCCTCATCATCTCACCCCGGCGAACGCCAGCGAGGTCCCCACGAGCTCCTTCAACGCGTCGGCGGTGGCGATCTCCTCGCCGGTCGTGCCCTCGTCCTCGTAGTGCGTAACCTTGAAGTCCCCAATGGAAAACCCGCCGACCTGCCCCTCGCCGAACTCGGCGAAGGCGTCCACGGCCGCGCACACGGACCTTTGGTAGGCTTCCAGCTCGTCATCTGAAGGCTCCGCGCCGCCCACCAGCCACCGCACGTGCCGCATCGCCGCAGGCAGCGCAAGCCCGAAGGCGGCCTCCGAAAGACCGCCCCCGTAAACGTCCTTGTAGAACTGGTATGTCACCGCGGCGGCCACGGAGCTACTCCGTGCTCGCGCTCACGTACACGCCGTCGAGCTTGTTCTCCAGCACGCTCACGATGCCGTACTTGCGGTACTTGAGCATGTAGGAGTCCAGCGCCTCCAGCTCGTCGGGGCTGAACACGCGCGAAGCCACGTGCTTGTCGTACTTGATCACGGCCGACTTCTCGACGACCATGAAGTTGATGTCGGCACCGGCGCCCTTCAGCTCGTAGTAGTTCGCGAGCCCGCTCTTGGTGGGCGACGCCACGGCCGTGTACTCGTCGCCGCTCTTGGTGTAGTAGGTCTTCGAGCTGTCCACTTCGGTGTCCGTGGTGGCCACGTAGGTGCCGGCGGCCTTCTGGTAGCCGAACTGGTCGTCATCCCCGCTGAGCAGGTCGATGGCAGTGTAGAAGCGCGCCTGCGGCACCTCCACGATGCGGCTGAAGCGTTCCAGCACGCGGTTGGAGCGCGTCGGGTTCGCCAGCGAGAAGTCGTCCAGGACGCCGTGCAGCGTCGGCGTGATGAAGAGGTAGCGGCTGCCAGTGGAGACCTGCTTCTCGTCCATGTCGTTGGTCACGGCGCGCAGTGTGGCGAGCACGTCCACGGCGGCGGCTTCCGACAGGTCTTCGCCTTTCACGGTCACGCCGTCTGTCGATGCGATCTGGCTGAACGTGTACGCGTCGCCCTCGGGGGCCACCTGGGTGCGCTGCAGCTCCGCGCCAGCCTCGACGAAGCAGTCGAGCACGCCGCTCTCCTCGACGTCCATGACGTCCGCGAACAGGCGGATAGCCCGGTCGTAGCCGAAGCTGTGCGTCTCGTACTCGTAGGTGATGGAGCCCGTCCTGTAGCCCACGTTGCGGGTGTAGTCGCCGAGCCCCGTGACGGATATCTTCGGGATGAGGATCTCCTTGGCGTTGCGCCCGGCGCGCACCATGCGCCCGCCGCTGTTCAGGCAGCGGGACACCGCCGCCCTCTGGTACACCTCGTCGAGGATTCCGGTGTAGTTCTTCGCGAACTCGATGCTGTTGGCCATGTCTAAGCCCTCCTATGCTTTGTCGTTGGAATCGTCCAGGCCGGCGAGCTTTCGCCAGCGTTTCATGGTCTTGCCGGCGTCCGTGCTGGTACCGGCGTTGGGGAGCCCGGTCGTGCCGGACTGCGGCTTAGCGACGTGAGCGTCGGCGAAAAGCCACGGCTCGGCCTCCTTGAGTGCGTCCACGTTGCCGCCGTGGTCGGCAAGGATCGCGCGAGCCGCCTTCACGTTGCGCACGCCCGCCAGCTGCAGCCTGAAGTCGATGCGGTCTGACTCGCCCTGGGCCTTGAGCTCGGCAATCTGGTTGCGCAGCTGCTCGGCCGCCTCTGCGTTCTTGGCGGCCTCTGCCACCTGCGCCTCGAGTGCCGCGATCTTCTCGTCGCGCTCGGCGACGGCCTTCTCCCAGTCGGTGCCGCTCACCTGCGACTTGTCTTGCGCCGTCTGCTGCTGCCCGAGGTCTTCCTGGGCTTGCGGCTCTTCCTGCGTCTCTGCGCCATGTGCGTCACCTGCCATGTCGGCCCGCCTTTCGGTCATGGCCGACACAAGCAAATCGGCCTTCTAACACTGCGAACAGGTTAGAAGTCCGTCACAAAGTGGAGACACAATCCTCCGTGTCTTCCACACCCCCCCGCCGCCGAAGCCAGCACCTTCCAAGCGCCGATGTAGGCCCTTCGTGTGGTTTGGGGTATAGTATTCTGTTTAAAGAAAGGAGGCGAAGCATGAGTCTTAGACCTAACCCACAAGCTCTCGAATGGGCTGTCGAAAGAAGCGGCGTTTCCCGCGAGTCCATAATCAGCACCTGGCCCAAATTTGAGCAGTGGGTCGATGGGAGCTGGAGCCCCACGATCAAGCAGATTCGTGACTTCGCCGACAGAGTTCATATCAGTGTTCCCGCGCTCTTCTCCGACAGCCTGCCAGATCTCGGACTGCAAATCGCGGACTTCAGGACGACGGACGATCACAAGATGGCCGCTCCTTCTCCTGAGCTCTACGATACTGTTGGCACCATGATGGCGCGCCAGGAATGGATGCGCGGCTATTTCATCTCCGAGAGTTACGGCCAGGTCGGATACATTGGGTCCTTCTCCGGCAAGCCGCTGAACGAGGGGACGATTGTGGAGCTGGTCGAAGCCCTCCATGAGTTACTGGGCCTGAATGACGACTGGGCCGCAAGGGAAAGGACGGTTGCCTCCGCTCTCAAGACGCTGAAGGACTCCATCGAGCGGTGCGGGATTTCCGTCGCGATAAACGGCGTCGTGAACGACAACACCTCCCGAGCCCTAAAGGTCGAGGAGTTTCGGGGCTTCACGCTGGCCGACTCCTACGCCCCGCTCATTTTCATCAACGGCAAAGACAAAAAGACCGCCCAGATGTTCACGCTCATCCATGAGCTTTGTCACCTCGCATTTTCCGAGACGGGAGTGAGCAACCCTCTAGATGACGACAGCGTTAATAGCGACCAGGAGCGGTTCTGCAATCGCGTTGCGGCGGACTTCCTTGTCCCGACAGCCAGTCTGATACGCGAGTGGGATGATGACACACGTGACGCATACGCAAGAATTGAGTCCATCGCAAAGCGGCACAAGGTCAACTTCGTTGTCGTTGCCAGAAAGGCTCACGACGAGGGCATTCTGGGTGACACAGAATTCTTCAGCTGCTACAGGAGATATCAGGATTCCGTCCCAAGCGAAGTTGCACAAAATGGCGGAGGCGGCGACTACTTCAGGAACAAGCAGTACAAGTTGGGCAACGTGTTCGCCGACGCCATCTGGACGGCAGTGAACTCCGACTATATCTCCTATCGCGACGCCTATGCGCTGTCCGGCATGAAGGGCAAGAGCTTCGTTAAGTACTTCTCTGAGGTGGTGTGATGGACAAGCGCTACCTTGTAGACACGAACTTTCTCGTCCAGGCGGAGCGGTACTATCCTCAGGACATATTTCCCTCGTTCTGGGAAAGGCTCCGTGAAAATATAGAGGACGAGACGATAGCCCTTCATGTCACCGTACTCGAAGAGGTCTACAAGAACGAGGATGACCTAGCTGACTGGATGAAGAGCGTCCCCAAATTCACGCCAGTGGAGATCAGCGAGAAGGCGTTCAACAAGTACCTCGAATTGTGCGCATGGGCCAAAGATCCGCGGCAAGGCTATTCACAAGCCGCAATTGCGACGTTCGAGGACAACCACCATGCCGACGCCTGGATCTGCGCGGAATGCGCTGTTTCCGGTTTCGTGCTGGTGACAAATGAGAGACGCTCAAACACCCCGAACAACGTCAAGATTCCCAACGTATGCGACGCCTTCCAAATCGAGTGCATGTCCGTATTTGACTTCATGAAGCTTAAGAACTTCAGATTCTAGGCGACACGATTCTTGCGGAGGAGTGATAAGCTATCCTTCAATAGCGGTGGAAGGCTTCGGTCGACACCTGGGAAAGCCCGATGCGTCGGGCTTTTCTTGTGCTCATCATGGCAAGCGTGTCGCTAGTTCCAAGGCGAGAGGTCAATCTCGTCGGCAACCCTAACATCAACGCTAGTCCATGGGTCATCCTCCTTGGGCCCATCGTGCCTGAATATGCCGATGAACCGATAAGCCGTCCTGCCAAGCTCGTCTTTGCCTCGCGCGAAGGTGATGCGCAAGATGTCGTCAGCTGGCCCCGCCTTGTATTTGTCGGTCGTCTGATAGAGCATCTTGCCGTCGTAGGAAAGTGTGTTTGTGATCCCGAAGGCCGCCGACGCCACGGTGCCGTCCGGCATCTCAATCCCCAGCTTGGGGCACCATAGGAAGTAACGCTCGAAACCGAGCGAGAAATAGCACCGCTGCATCCGCTTGGGGTTCTTGCCGAAGCACCGGCAGACATCTGCAATGGAATGAAACGCGAGCCCATCGCCAATCCGAATACATCCATGCGAGATTGCCGTCTCCCAAGGAGGCACGCCGGGCATCCACGGCTTCGGCTTTAGCTCGCGCTTGCGCCTGTTAATGACCTTAACGGCCTGGTCGATGTCGTGCTCCATCTGCTCGAAGGTCCCAAAGGCTCGCACGTGACATGCAAGGTAGTCGCCTGCGCCGTCAACGGAATTCAGCCGAGCCGCAATATCTTCCTCGCGTGCCTTGTCGCTCTTGCGCTGCCAGTCGCCCAGGTGGTAAGCCTCGTCGCACTCAACGCCCACGTTCACCGCAGGAAAGTAGAGGTCTATCAGCGCGTACCCGTTGTCGCGGCGAACATAACGCTGGGTCTCGGGCTGAAGGTACGGGTCGGCAAGCCTTTGCCAGACGGCGTTGACGACGTAGTTCTCGTAGTCCTTGCGCTTGGTGCGTGAGAGGACGTGTGCGAGGTACTCCCGTCGCTCGTCGTGAATGTATTCGCCATCGGCCGCCAAAGCTGCTAAGCCTCCCGTTTCCCCAGGTACTCGCTGAGCGCCCTCTGGATAGTCTGCCTCATGGTCATCTCGTGCGTCCCCGCATATCGCCTCGTGCGCTCGTACAGCTCGCTGTTCAAGGCCACGGACGTCACGGTCTTGCTCTCGCCGGACGGTTTGGGTCCCGGCTTCTTCCGAGGTATCGTCTCCGCCATGGCTACACCTGCGCTATCTGGTACGGATGGCTGTGCGCACCGCTGTAGAGCTCGTCGACGTGGTCTCCTTCAAACTGCTCGATTGCCGTCTGAGTCTCCTTGTCGAGCAAGTCGAGGAAGCGATAGGTGCCGCCTGGCACTTTGCTCACGGAAAGCACCTGCACGAACTCGTCGGGATAATCCTTGAGATAAGCCACATACCCCTTTAGCTTGGGAAGCGAGTCGCCCAAGAAGTCACCATGTGGGTCGACGATGGACGGGCGAATCACATCATGGCTATCGCGCACGAAGAAAAGGAAATCCGGTCTGAGGGCGCGACGGCCGTCAGGCATCGTGTAGGGAATGCTGAAGACGCTCGGCTGGAAGTTGTTGGGGATGCGATAGAACCCGATGGTTCGCTTGCGCGCCATCTCGGTACGCAAGACATCGATCTCCCAGTCATTGAGGTCGAGGGGACACTTGCCATCCTCGGGGTCGTAGAGGATATGGCCGTCGTATCGAGGCAGGTTTCCGTCGAGCACCAGATTGCTCGGAAACTCGACAGGGATATCGTGTACGCCACTCGTCTCTGCGCGGAGCGCATCGAATCTCTGGCGATCCTCTTCCTTCATGAACGCGCGGTCGGGCGAGTGCTTGTCGAAGTAGTCGACGCGTTTCTTGTCTGCCCAGTCTTCCAGTGCTTCCACTATCTCGGCGGTTCTCGCTACAGCTGCGAGAATCAGGTTCACATCGTCTTCGTCAGCTCCTTCGCCGAGAATCTTGCGCTTGCGGTATGCGTTCACGAACTCCTTCCCGCCGAATACGATTTGAGCCTGTTCGGCCGCCTTCCGCAGACCGTAGGCATCTATGAGCGGCTCTTCGCTGATGCGGGTTACTTCGTTGTCGTTGCGCTTATCGATGGTGATGACCTGCATTTCAGCGATTTCAACGTTATGACGCTGATTCTGGTATTCGTCGCTGAAGGCAACCATCTCCGCCTCCACGCGCTTGCAGAACTCGTCGCGCACGTCCTGCCCGGCGCCTTGGTCGAGCTCCGTCTCCATCAGCAGGGTAGCCGTCCGGATAAGCGACACGAATTGGTTGCGCGGCTTCTTCGGATGAACGCGCTTCCTCAGAGTTGCCCACGCTAATTTGATGCCAGACAGCTCCTCCGGCGTGAACACCATGACATGCTTCTTCTTTGCAGCCGGCTTTGTTGGCAGCGTGGTGTTCGTGTGTTGTGGTGTTTGCGGTAGCGCGCTACCGTCGACGTTATCGGACGCTGGCGCAGGAACGCTAACTGGCTCATCATTATCTGAGCTGCTAGCTCCGCTTGCCGCTGCGGAACCCGCTTCAGGCATGTCGCCCGGCTGCTCGTCCGGGTACTCGAGTTCGAATTCCGGCTGGCTTGCCTGCGCGCCGTCGCCTCCAGCATCCGTGATTACTTCGCCGTCGTCATCGTTCGGCTCATTCCAGCTCACCGTCACCGGGTTGGTGAACACCTGCTTGACGATGGACTTGCCGAGGAAGTCGTCGCTCTTGCCCGTCAGGTAGTCGATGACCGATTGGGTGGCGTCCGGGTTGAACTGCGGAAGATAGCAGGCTACCGAGTTGAGCGTCTCGTCCGACTCAACTCTGCGGGCCAACGGCGTGCGAACCATGCGTCCCACAAGCTGAGCAATGTAGGTATCGTCCGAACGGCGCCTCTGCGAGAAGATCACCTCGGCGCGCGGGCAGTCCCAACCGTTCGATATCGCCTCCTTCGCGAAGAGCACCCTGATACTGCGGTCTACCTGGACGTTTTCGGGCTCAACGTAGGGAATGAAATACTGCGGCGTCGGCACGTGGTCCTTGTGCTCGCCGAATACGTTGGCGAAGCAAGTTCGCGTGTCCAGGTGCGGTAGCTTGCGAACAATCTGGTCGCAAAGCGACTTCAGGCTTCCATCGCCGGTGTTGTCCGCGACCTGAACAACCATGAGCGGCGCAACTGCTGGAACGATTCCTTCCTCGTCGCAGTAGACCCTCCATGCCTTCTCCGCGGCAAGCAGTCTGTCGCAAGCCATGTCGAGATATTGGTGTTCCACAGCGTCGTCTTCTTCGGGGACACGCAGCTCGATGGTGTCCTTGAGCAATCCCGATTCCTGCACGTCCTTAGGAGACACCTCAACTGATGGCTGGAGTGCGCGGTTCTTGCGCTGTGTCATGGCGTTCTCGAACCGCTGCGGCGTGGCCGATATACCAACAACTACGGGCATGGGGCTACGGCCCTCGAACCCGTCGATGAGGTTGGCGTAGATGGACGCGCGCACGCCCTCGTCATCTGATGCGTTCACACCAAGTCCGCGGTGCGCCTCGTCAATGAAGAGATAGAGATGGCATGCGGGATCCTGTATCGTCGCCTCTAGGATGTCCCAGAATATACGCCCGGCGTTGAGCTCGCTTGCTTTGTTGAGGTTGCTGTTCTTGCTGAGCAGCTGCTTGTTGAGGAAATAGACGTGGTGGGGTTCCAGCACCTCATGCGAGGCTCCGAAGTTGTTCTCCACCACCTCAAGGTGTCGCTGGTCGGTGAACCAATTGGCAAGCTTGTCTGAGACTTCCACGAATCGGGCGCGCGTCTGATCGTTGAGACTCGGCGAATCCGAAAGCCACAGCACACAAGCCTTGGGGTCACCTTCGATGCCAGCGTCGATGTCCCCAAAGAAGAGCGCTTCGATCGCCGCAGCAGCCATAACTGTCTTACCCGATCCGGTTGGAGCGGTCAGACTGACAGCGGACCGGCTGTTGTACTGGTCGTAGATTTCGCGCATCATGCGAATGCGTTGCAGGAGCTCATAGACAGCATCTTCCTGGAATTGCTTGAGCTCGACCTTCATCTATATCAGCGCCCCTTCCGCTGCGATCTGGAACGAGCGCAGATAGGATTCGTAAAGCTGCACAACATCGCGACCCTTGAGGGCTTGGTTGATGCTCTGGTAGCGGCCCTCGTCATCGGTGACGACGTATACCGTTTGAATCTCCGGCCTCGCATCCAGCTCCATGACGAAGTCCTGGGCGAATGCGTAGTTGAAGAGGATGGCGTAGGTTTCGGAGAGCTCGTATGTTCCGTCACCGCGAGTTTCGATAATCGGTCCCTTGCAGCCGGCACGCATCCAGAGCAGCGGAGCAACCTCCTCGTAGGCGCCGTCAAGGTCGACAACGACAGGGTTCTGGTAAGTCAAGTCAAAAAAGATGGCGTTCTCTTCGAATCCATCGGCCATGGGAAACTCGTCAGTAAACTTGTAGTCGCCCTTGATGGGATTGCCCTCAGGCGTAAGGCCCGTTATGGCGGCTTCAATACGCGGTTTGGTGATGTATTCGCAAATGCCGTACTGCTCCCACTCGGAGTCGCCTTGACGGAACCCCTGCTTGGTCATCTTCTTGGCCTCAGCTTCAGAGACCTCGTTGTTGGTAATGCAGATGCACCGTCGATTACCGCCGTCTTGATGGTTGAGCCGCATCGTCGCATGTGCTGTCGTTCCCGACCCTGAGAAGAAATCGATGATAAGGGCGCTTGGCTTATTTGCAACGAAAAACCTGATGGTATCCTCTACCGCATATAGCGACTTCGGAAACGAGAACTTATTACCTCCCAAGAATTGGCTCAACAGCCTAGTTCCGTATTGGGTTGAATCATGCGATTTGATACGCCACTGTGTTGGAGGAACCATTCGGTAGTCGGTACTTTCGCTTTCTTCTGTAATAAGCGATCCATCCTCTGCGTATCCAAGGATGGGGTAGACTCCTTGAGCAATCTTCTTTCTTTCCCCCGGCTTAATGTAATAGATAGGTGTTTGAGTTCCATTGAAACTGCCGAGTCGAACAAATCCGCCCGAATTTATCTGCATCAGTGAATCTTGGGACATCTGCCAATTGCCCTCGGTACCATCTTGCCTAATTGGCCATACCGAGACACATCCCTCTGGAGCCTGCACCGATCTGAAATCCTGGTTAGCAGAAAGTGATTTCCCACAGCTATCAACTACCCAGACATTGCTGCTCTTCTGCCTAATAAACACCGGGTAAAAAAGGTTCGGTCGGTCTGAACGCGATGCATTTGTCCCCGATCGCTTCAATAGATCCCATCGAACCTTGCCCGTATGTGTACGTCCCTTTGTGGCTATCCAGTCACTTGTAAGCGGCAACTTCTGTGGACCATTTCCGTACATAACGAAAAAGGCATACTCGTCAGAACGCCCGAACTCGTTATTTCGCGCTACTGCTGCTGGATTAACGTTAATGCTCACCATCTGAATTCGCGCATCTGAGAAGACCTGCTCAAGAAGCAATCCAAGTCTAAGATGCTCTTTCTCGTCGATAGTACATATCAATACGGAGTCGTCAGGGTTTAGCAGCTGTTTTGCAAGCCTTAGTCTACGCTCCATAAAGGCTAACCATTTGCTATGGCGGTACTCATCCGTTCCGTCAACGTAATCGTTGTTGTATTTCCAATCGCGAGCGCCGGTGTTATAGGGCGGATCAATGTAGATACAGTCCGCTCTGCCAGCATATGCGAACAGCAGGGCCTCAAGAGCGTGATAGTTCTCCCCGTTAATGACCACCTGGTACGGTCGGTCACCACCACGTTCAACGCGACCAACCTCCCTCAGGCCTGCGTATATCGGCTCTTCGAACGCAGCAACTGCCACTAGCTCACTCAGGTCAACGTCACAGCTTGTCCCTACACCCTCGACCCTTTCAAGGTGGGCTGTTTGGCCATAAACCTTCGTCACTCGCCATGGTACTTTGTTCTCAGACTTCTCGGCTTTGCCACGCGGCGCAAGGATGTGAACCGTGTCGCCTTTGGAAATCTTCTTGCCATAAAGACGCATGGCCTCAGGCCGATTGTGCTCGAAAACGAGACCGAATTCTCGTGCCTTCGCAAATGCACGTATATCGGCAGCCAGACTCGGGTCGTACTTTGCGGCCCGTTCAATCAGATCTTGCGCAGTTGTCTGCATGTCAAGCCCTTCTCACGCCTAATTCTTATATCTTAGATATAGAAGTTATTTGAGAAAAGACCTTTTCGGGGAATAGAGACGATTTGCACAGGGCTGGTTCAACTTGCGTGTTTAACGGCGTGTGCAAGCTCACTGTGCTCTCGCAGTACGTTTGTGGACTCGCGACGTAAAGATTGTTTTGCCGCCATCCCTGGCTGCTGGCCTGGCCGTGCGCTGCCAACCTCGGGTTGTCCGCAGCCCGGCCGCCCACGCTCCGGGTGTGCGCTCGGGCCGTTCGTGCCACACGCAGCCCACGCGCCCATGGGAGTCTTCCGTACGGCCAGCCGTCGGCTTCGGTCGGTCTTCGCATACGCGCCTACAGCAGCCCGCTTCGCGGTCTGCTTCCGGCCGCGTGCTCAGCCCGCCCTACGCCGCCGTCCGGCCTAATGCAAGGTCAACGGGGGCGCGTGGTCAGCGTGCGTCACGCCCGGCCAGCGGCGCACACCCTACGCGCGGTCGTCCGGTCTGCTGCCGTCACGCGCTCATCCGCGCCCGTCCAGTCCATCAGCCAGCGCGGGCGGCAAAGGCTCACTGCGGCGGCAACCCGGCAGCCACCGCACGCCGCCGGCAACCGTCTCCCAGTCGCTCCACCAGCAGCCGACACCCAGCAGCGCCCGCCAGAAGCCGTCCCGGGCCGCGACAGCCCCTCTTGCAACCCGAACCGGCCAGCTCAACCAGTGAGCGCCTGCAGGCTCCCAGCAGACCACCTGACGCCGCATGCCACCCCGGGCGCCGCCGCACCCGAAGGCCGCCTCCCCCGACGGAAGACGCCGCCCCAGCCGTTACAATTGCACCTGCAAGCGTCCACCGAAAGCGAGGCGAGCCCCATGGCCATGCCCACCACCATAGACGGCCGAGCGGCCATCCAGTCGTCCCTCGTGCGGGCGTGGGGACTCGAGGGCTACGCCCGCATACAGCGCACCGTGCGCGAGACCGACGTCAGCTCCGACGCCGACTTCCAGCGGTTCTACAACCGCTTCTACCGCGTGCGCAGGAATGCGGAGTGGCAGTCGAGCTACTACGCAATCATGGAGAGGGAGAAGGCCAGCCCCTCCATGGCGTTCGGGGACGTGCTGCGCGAGATGCACGAGCTCACGGGCAATGTGGAGGCGTCCTTCACCAGCAAGATGATCGCCACGCTCCACCCCGACAGGCCGATATGGGACAGCCTGGTGCTCGCAAGGCTCGGCCTGAGGCTCAGTGGGACGACGGCGCAGGCCAAGCTCGAGAACGCCGTCGAGGTGTACGGACAGATCGCCTCCTGGTACGAGACCTACCTGGCTACGGAGGATGCCGAGAAGAACATACGGCTCTTCGACGAGCTCCTTCCCGACTACGCTTGGCTCACCCCCGTAAAGAAGGTCGACTTCCTCCTCTGGAGCGAACGCTAGGCATCCTCACCATTGGAAGCCTTGCCCCTCGCGAGCCCACGGGCACGCGCCTTGGCCGTCTTCTCGTCCTCGCCGTACCACTTCTGCCGATACTCCCAGGCGTTCATGGTGACGCCCACCTCGGCCATGTCCTGAGCCTTCTCGGCCGCCACGTCCTGGATGATGGAGTCGTCGTACATGACGGCCATGACGCCCTCGTCGGGGATGCCCTCGCCGAACCCGCGCGACACGGCCATGACCGCCCTGGCGATGGCGGTGATGGGTTCCTGCAACGCGTTCTCGTGCCTGCGGATGTTGCGCATGAGCGCCGAGTTGTCCGAGCTCACCTCGGTGGCCGTGCGCACGTACCCATGGGACTCGTCGAAGTCGAAGTAGCCGATGCCGAAACCCGTCAAATCGCCGAGCATCTGGAGAGCGATGCGGAAGGCTTCGCTTTGCGAAGAGGTGCGCAGCGCCGGCGCGAACTCCTGGATCGTGTCCTCGGTCGACATGACCTTGCGGAAGACCGTGCAATCCTGCTTGCCAAAAGGAATAGAGATGGCCTTATCGCCGCTCTTCTCGCGGTCGAAGAGCACGTCAGAGAGAAACACGCGCATCTTAGAGACATCAATCTCCGAAACGAGCGCGTCGAAGGTGAGGTCTACCGCCTGCACGGCGTCAACAGCATCCGCGAACACGCTCTGCCCATAGGGCGACATGTCCACGCGTGTGTTGGTGACTGCTGGCTTCACAATGCCGAAGGTGGGAAAAGCGCAGCCCGTATCGAAGACAGGAGCCACGCCCACGGGAGCGAGCTCGTTGCCCTCATGGTCGAAGCACACGGTGACGATCTTGTAGCTCTCCCCATTGTTCATGGCGAGAAGAGCGTCCGCATGTTCAGGTGAAGATTCGGAAGGTGAAGAAGAGCCTGCCGAGAAACCCGTGTCACCCTTGAGGTGCATCTGCAGCTGGTCGACGGCCTTACCGCGATAGAACGCCCGCGTGACGAAGGCACACTCGGTAATGCCGTCTTCGTCCCACGTGAGCGGTATCACCATCCTAGCGTCGTAATGCCGGATGCGAACCTTCTTCCTGTCGAGGTCAACCCACAGCGCCCAGGCACCCGTTCCGAGTCCGAAAGCTCGTACGACAGTTGCCTGCGCCTGCGCCATGAAGTTCGTGGAAGAGAAGAACGAGCCGATCCAGTCGGTCGCCTTCTGGTCCTCGCAGACAACCTTGACGTCCTCGTTGAGGAGAAGAGACCCCCACTCCTTGCAAACGCGCATTGCCGGGTGAATTGACCGCCTGTGAACCTCGTACACGCGCCCGAGTCCGTCCTTGTCCTTATAGTCGTAGAAATCCCCGCGAGCCCCCATCCAGTCGTCCCACGATCGAATCCAAGGCTCCATGTCATCCAGCGGAAGCACAAACCCCAGCCCGCGAAGATACTCCTTCACATGCTCAGGCACCCAGTACTCGTCCATTCCATCCAAGCCCATGAGAAGACCCCCATCAACCGCCGCAATCGTCTTGGTGAAGCATCCACCACCGTCACAACCTCGCCCGTGCTTTAGAATTCGGGAGAAAGATTGTGAAGAGAGGCCATGGGAGAAGAGGATGCAGAACCGATACACAGGCGACATCGGAGACTTCAGCAAGCTCGGGCTCCTGCGTGCATTGCGAAACGCCGACCTGTCAATCGGGCTCAACTGGTACCTAACCCCAGACGAAACGCACAACAGCGACGGTCGCCACGTGAGCTACCTCGACCAGGACGAATACCGTAAATGCGATGAGGAGCTGTGGTTAGAGCTAAGGGCCATTGTCAAAGAAGACAGGCGGAAAGTGCGCTACATGGAGAACGACCGCGTCCTCAAGGCAACGTTCTTCTCGGAATGCATCGATTTCTCCGCAAACGAAGAAGGCGAAAAGCATAGGCACAAGCCAAGGGCCGAGAGAAACGCGCTCCGCAGCGAATGGTTCGGAAGGTCGCTCGCCATGCTGGCGGGAAAAGACGTTGTCTGCGTTGACCCCGACAACGGCCTGGTGGTGCCTTCTGCCAAGGGGAAACCGAAGGAGAACAAGTACGTCCTGCCCTCCGAACTCGCCAGATACTACGCCCAAGGCTCTACCGTCATCTATTACCAGCACAAGGCGAGATATAAGGACGATCATTACGCTCGACAGCTCGGCGAGCTATTGAAAAGCCCAGATTTTGAAGGCGCTTCCGGTCTCGCATTGAAGTTCAAGACAACCTCGCAGCGGTATTACATGTTCGTCATCCAGCCGCGTCATGGGGAAACGATTGAGAATGCCGTAGGTCAGATGCTCTCGTCAGCTTGGGGCAAGCATTTCCATCTGCTGTAAAATCAACCGCGAAGCACGTCGTCCATTACCGCATAGCGCACAGCGTCTATGGAATGGTCGTCGCCGTCCGGGATGATATCTAGCCAGCTCCCGTCGCGGTCGCGCTCGTATTCCTTCATGGCGAATTCCTCGAAGGTGAGCGGGCACCGCGCAGGGTCAATCACGATCTCCCGCAGCCCTGCCAGCCACTCGTAGGAAAGCTTGCGCATGCGCCCCTTGCGGGCAGGACGTGCGCGAATGCCAAGATCTCGGCGATAAACGCTCGTCTGCACCTTGCCGTCAGGCGTGTCATCTACCCACACCACCTGGTCATGGAAGTACGGCTCCTCGCCAGGCTCGTCGGCATAGGTGAGGGAATCGAGAACGATGCGTCCCGTCTCCTCGGGCGTCATCTTGTTGGCAGTATGTTCTTCGAAGATGATGAGCCGCCGGGACCCTGGCTGCCATTCGCACCTCACGAACCGCCACGGGTCAGGCCACCAGCCCCAGTCCAGCCCGTTGCGCACGCGCTCGAACGTGCGGATCTCCTCGTCGGAAACCTCGCGCTCCACGATGTTGGAGAAGACGTTGCCGCCGGTCCCCACCACATCGCCGAGAAACTCCCAGCGCCAGGCCGTCTCGTTGGCCTCGCGAAGGTACTCCGCCTCCTCGATGAACGGACCTCCCAGCCATTCGGGGTGAGAAGAGACCACGTCGAGGTAAGAGGTCTTCCAGACGAGCGTGTCCTCCCGCTGCTTCCTTGCCAAGGTCTCCTTGTTCACCCAGCTCATCGCCGTCTTAGGCGGATTGAAGGAATAGAAGACCCAGAACCTGCTCCCGCCGCGCCGAAGCGAGTTGAGAACCGACCTCACGTCCTCGATGCTCCCGTGCTGGTCCAGCTCCTCGAACCAGATGCAGGCGCAATACCCCTTGGCGAACTTCGTCGACTTCAGCTTGAGCGGATCGTCGCAACCTCTGAAAACGATTCGTTGCCCGGTCGGAATGTACACGATCTCCAGCGGCGATATCTTCGCCTTGAAGTACTCGCTCAGCCCCAGCGCGTCGACTGCCCAGAGCACCTGCGTGTACACCGAGTCGCGAAGCGTGTTGCCGAACCTCCGCACCACGACCACGTTCACCTCGAGGTTGGCCACGGTGAGAAGAGCGAGGCAGAGGGAAATGAACGAGCTCTTCGTCGAGCCGCGCCCGCCGTGAAGCCAGTAATGCGTATGGCCGTGCATCATCACGTCGCCGAGCACGGGATGAAAGCGTTCGATGCAGAGGTCTGCCGCGCTAGTCGTCGCCATCGGAAGACCTCGCAACCTTGAGCTCCACGCCGAGCGTGATCTGCGGGACGTCCTCGCCCTCGGCCTCGACCTTGCGGGTCGTCTGCGCGTATTCGTCGGGGTACTTGCGCTCGAGCAGCCAGGCGGCAGCCGTCCACTGCGGGTTCTTCTCGCGCGTTGCCGTCGCCATGATGGACTGCAGCAGCGTCTCCTTGTACTGGCTTTCGGCCTTTTTGATGCCCTCAACTAACGCAACTTTCACCTTGCTGTCGGGGTCCTTGAGCCATTTGTACCAGGCGGTCTCGGAGATGCCCAGCCCACGGCATATGTCGGCGTTGCTCATGCCGTGCGACTTCATCTCGATGGCCTGCTCAACCATCTTGTACGTGAGCTTCGGCTTCCTCATCGGGCGGAACCTCCTTCCCGTCATCGTCGTTTTCTGGAGGTATCGTCCCACCCGGTCACAAACCTACAGGCGCTCGCGCTTGCCCTTCAGGCCGTGCTTGCGCATCAGGCGCGAGTTCTTCTGCCTGAGCTGCGCCCAGCGGCGATGGAGCTCTTCGTATTCGGGACCGCCGTCGCACCCTGCGGCCTCGGCTTCCAGCAGCTGGTTGAAGGCTTCTTCCTCGGCTACATGGGCGGCTTCGGTGCAACGCCTGCACATGCCGGACTGCCTGTTGATGCGCACTCCCAGCGCATGGCACTCGGGGCACTCGTCGAGCACCTTCAGCGAAGCGTGGATGCGGCAAGCCTGCGCCTCGATGGCGTGAAGGGTGTGCTCCACTCCGTAGCGGTCGAGGATTTCGTCGTGCACCACTTGCACGCCCTTGTGCCCCAGCTCGCGGATCACGTCGTTCTGCCCGGTGCTCCACATCATGCGGCATCACCGGTTGTCCCAACCCGCGTCTCGACGCCGATACGACCTCGTCTTGACCACAGTTGTGACGCCGAACGGGCGTCCTGAGCTTTGGCGTTGCCAGAGCGTCCCAACTGTCTCGACAATCTTGGACCAGGGAACGTGCAATACGTGAAAGCATGATGGCAACCCGCCTTCGCTGGCAGGATGCCCGTGCTTTCGCTCCACACGTACCCTCTTACAGTTAAGACGGTTAAGACGTTAAGACAGAAAGCGTCAACCTCCATCCCCACCTGTGGTTTCGTTCGTCCCAACATGTGTCTCAAGCCGCCTGGTTCGGTTGTGGCGCGTTGGGACGCGCGATGCCCATGTCGAGCTCCAGCTGCTCCTGTGGAGCAGGGGCTTCGAGGAAGCGGTACAGCGCCGCCTCGTCAATGACGACGCAGTACGGCTTGCCACCGTTCATGCGCTTCTGCTTCATCAGGCTGCGCCCGGTCGTCTGGGTGATGCCCTCGTCGCGCATCCTGCGGAGCGTCTTGTCGCGGTCATAGCCGCCGGTCGCCATGGCCTTGTCGAACTCCGCCGCCAGCACATACCAGATCGTGTTGCCGTCCTTGAACTCGCGCACACCGTACCTCTCGATCGCCGCTGCGCCCGTCTCCTCGTTGTAGAAGTGCAAGACGTTCGCCACCAGCCATTCGCCCGCATATGCAATGGCCTTTCGGTCCGTATCGCGCTCGTCTGCGGTCTTGGTCAGTTTGCTGAGTTCGCGGACGAACTCCTTGGCTTCGGCGCACGCCTCGGCCCAGCTGGTTCCAGGCGTGAAGATGCTGAACTCGGCGATGGCGTCGGCGAATGCTAGCAGTGCGATGTTTTCCGCTTGCGGGTTGTCGGGCAGGAAAGCGCAAATCGAGTCGCGCATCCTCGCCCATTCCGCCTTGTAGAAGTCGGTGTCGTTCTTCTTGAGGTAGTCGATGTACGCTCGGCCGGCAGTGCCGTGCTGCTCTGCTACGAGGTGGTGCATCGCCTGCGCCTCGCGCCTGTCGCCGAAGGGCTCGGCGTTGATCTCTAGCGTTCGGTTGAGGGCTCCCTGCTGGGTGTTGTCGGACAGGATGGGGATCTCGCCGGTCGCTATCGTCAGGCCGCGCCACGAACCCCAGCTCTTCATCGTGCGGTCCGAGTTGAGCGCGCTGCGCTCGTGCCCGAGCGAGAGCATGTAGATCAGGTCCTCGACGGCCTGCCTCTTGCCCTTCTGGCCGCCAGCCGCGCCCTTGCTCTGCAACTCGTCGAGCAGGATCGGGAAGTCGCCTTGGAAGGCCGCCTTGCGCACGATGGACTTGGGCGTGTCCGCGAACGTGCCGTAGTAGGAGTCCGCACCCTCGGTCGGATCCGCCCACACCGAACCGGCCGCTTTGAGGGTGGGCGTCTTGCCCGAGCCGGACATGCCCCAGAGATACACCGCGAAGACCTGAACGCCCAGGAGCGCCACCAGGGGCGACGCAAAGCTCGCGGCAAGCACGGCCCTGAATGCGGTGCTCCTCCTTCTGGCCGTCTCGGTGCCTGCAACCCACTCTTCCAGCGTGCCCTTGGGTTCCAGGAACGGGTTCGCCTTGTTCTTGGCGTCCTGCGCTGGATCGAAGCGAACCGTCGAGCTCTCGGCATCGTAGGGCATGAACGGTCCCAGAGCGTCCTTCGCCCAGCCCATGCGGGACACGCTCTCGAAGGTAGCGCGATCGGCGAAGGCACCGTCGCATTCTGTCACATAGCTGACCACGTCCCGCGCATTCGAGGTCGATATGTTAGCCCCGAGGGGTGCAAGCGCGGCGACGATCTTGGTGTTTGAGAGCAGCGTGTCGCGGTCCAAGGCGCATTCGTGCTCGGCGCTGCCAATGGTTACGCCGACCAGGGCTCGCATGGTTCCCGTGTCCACGTCGCGGAGGTTAGCCACGATATAGGGCGGGGTTGAGGTGATCTGCCGCGGATTGCCCTTCTCCGGCACCTTCCAGAGTTTGCCGTGCGAGTCAATCACCCACTGGTTGAGCGATGGGGCCTTGAACTTCCGCTTCGTCGCCTCGCCGCCGGTGCGCTGTATTGATGGCACGTAGAACTCGGTGGCGTCCGCGATGGCCCTGTCGATGGTCATCTGCCCGTAGGTCTTCGAGCCGTGTACCTCGTCCCACTTGTCGCGCATAAGCCCGGACGTGCGGAAGATCCGGTCCATCTGCACGGCGTCGCCCGCCGTCCAGAATGCCAGGTAGTTGCACAGCGCGATATCCGCAGCCGAGTCGTCGTCCCCATGGCCCGACGTGTCGCCGTCGAGCAAGGCCCTGATCTTGTTGCCGTTGGCGGACGCCAGCATCTTCTGCAGGAGCTCGTCGTCGTCAAACGGGACAGGGTGCCCGCACTCCGCGCGAGACGCCTGCTTCTTCTCGGCCTTCGGCTTCTTGCCCGCCAGCCACATGTCATAGGCTCGGCTCAAGGCTTCGCCGCCCTCCCGAACCTCGGTGCGCACGACGCCGTTCTGGTCCACGTACAGGTTGCCGGTCATCGTGAAGAAACGGCCATGGTCGTACATCTCGACCACGCAACCGTCGGGCTGGTTGTGCTTGCACTTGGTCGCCCCATCAGGTTTGCCGCCCAGGAAGAAAAGGTGCAGGCCGTCGCCGGAGGGAGAGACCTCGGTGTAGGTGTCCGCTGCATCGAGCACCCAGCGGTAGCCCTCTGCGACCACGCCGTCCTCGTCGAGCACGTGGTCGAGGTCGAGTCCCGTGACGTCCTTGTCGTCGGAGAACACGAAGCCGATGCCGTCGAGCCTGAACCGCTCGCAAGCGGCGACCGCACCATCGAAGCTTGTCCAGGTGTCGGGGCCGGTGCTCTTGGCATTGCCGCCGGTATCGGCGCGCTTGGGCACCTTGGTTGGCTTGCCATCGCGCTCCTCGAGCGACCAGCAGACCCAGCGGTCCTTGGCCTTGAGAGCATCAGGGATATTGTCAGCATTGAAGCTAAGCAACGCAGTACTCCTCAAGGCCGAGGAACTCGATGATCTCGTGCTTGGGAAAGTAGAGCCGGCGCCCGATCTTGCGGTACGGCAGCTCGTCCTTGTCGCAGAGGCGGTAGATGGTGCGCGTCGACGTGTCCAGCAGCTCGGCCATGTTATCCACGGTCAGCAGGTCGCCGTACTTCGACAGCGGCGAGGGGAAGTCCGCCAGCGCCGGCGAACAGGTCGACGAAGAATTCTTGGCACGGTGGGTCGCCGAAGACATCATCTAACGCACCTGGCCCTTCTCGAGACGACTGAACGCTGCAACAATCTTCTTCATCTGTCCTGGATAAGGGATGAGACGGCCGCTCTCGATTTGGGAGATTGTCGAGACGTGCAGTCCGGATTCACGCCCGAAAGCCGACTTGGAAAGGCCCAGTCGCTCGCGCTTCTCCGTAATCTGCTCCCTCGTCAGTTCCATGTTTCAACTCCTTCCCGCCAACTTAGGTGTTGACGTACGTCCTCGTCTACATCTATTATAGTCATGGCACGCGCCACTGTAAGAATGACGTTAGGGGTGTCGGTATGGTTGGCTTCAATACGATTGAGCTATTTCACCAATGGATTGACTTTAATGAGGAGGAAGGCACTTACCGAGGTGTCAAAACCGCCTCGCAAGACACGTTGGAAGAGCTCATCGCTGCAGATACTGACAAAAAGCTGCGCGAGTTTACCGCCCAATGGTTCCCCTTTATGAGCGTTTGGAAATCGTGGGAGCGCCCAGACTTCGAGGAGGAAGTGAAGGCTGCATCAGATACGAGAGACCTCATGCTTCTCGTTCTTGAGCTTAAACGCATGGCGGATGAAGACGACTGTTCACGCGAAGCGTTCGAACGGCTCGGAGTTGCTTTCAGCCGGGGTGGCACTGAAAAGCACGAACAAGCCTTCATGTATTACTTGGCTTCATCTGATTCGTTTAGCAAATACATACGCGCAACAAACCATTGCAAAGAAGGTGAGAAGCGGCTGCGTAAGCAGTTCGCAGAAATGATCGAGCGCGAGTATCCGCCAGAGGAGGCGGAAGCCATGGGCGACCCTGACGATGATTTCTTCGTGACATACGTTGCCCTAGGCTACGCTTCAAAAGAGCGAATCGAAGACGATCACCTGTACCTCAAAGGTCAGGAAGAGCGCGTTTCTGGACTTGATCCCGAGGGCAAGTATCCCGTGATGTCATTCTTCGGCGGTAATTTTGGAAAGAGCATATCGTGTTCCAGGGATCGCGCACTTTGGTTTATCGACCACATCTTCAGGCCGTGCCTGCAGGGCGTATGGATCGAGACGGAAGACGGCATACTTGCCCCGAAGGCCGACACCAACTTCACCTCGTTATGGGTCTGCTTGGCTGACAGCTTTCGCGAATCCCGCGTCACGGCATGCAAGACCTGCGGGCTCCCCATCATCGTGTCGGGCGAGCGCGGGACTAAGCGTCTTTACTGTAACGACACCTGCAAGCGCAAGTACAAGCGTGCCCTCAAGTTCGCGTCGCTCGTCAATGATGACGGCATGGAGCTTCAGGACGCCGCCAAGGCATCGGGGATGGCTGCCGCCACGGCAATGCGCATCCTCGAGCGCAACGGCATACGTGTTAACTCCGCCCAATAGGGCGTAGTGATAGTCATCGAAAAAGGGCTGCGAGAAGGTAGAGAGGAGGTAACCAAATGAGATTCACAGGAGGAAGCGTAACCGAAGAGAAGCGCCGCAACGGCAAGAGCTTCAACCCCAAGCACTGGCGCATCTGCTTGTCGTTCACCTATGACGAGGAGCAGGAAGACGGCAGCACCAAGAAGAAACGCAAGCGCGTCACCCGCATCGTGGAGGGCACCAAGACCCACGCCTATGAGGAGCGCGACAAGCTCATCGCCGAGCTCGACGGCAAGGGCGAGACCCTTGACGAGGTGGTCCAGCAGCAGAAGGAGCAGGAGAAGGTCGACAACATGACCCTCACCAAGCTCATCGAGCTCTGGGACGCCGCCCGCCGCACCGCCAGCAAGGCGTCTGAGCGCACGCTCACGGAGGACCGCAACCGTCTGCGTCACGTTGAGCGCCATCTGGGCAACGTGCCCGTCAAGGACATCACCATCCAGATGGTCGAGCAGACCTACGCCGCCATCCGCAAGGAGACCGGCCTTTCCGGCACGTCGATGAACCAGATCCACACCCTGCTCAAGAACGTCTTCGAGAAGGGCATCGACTACGACTACATCTACCGGAACCCCTGCACGCGCGTCACGGCACCACGCCGCAACAAGCCCAACCGCCGAGCCCTCACCGCAGAGGAGGGCACCACGCTGCTCACCGCCGTAGACGAGTCCGAGGCGGAAGCCTTCAAGTCGCTTGACGAGAAGGAGGCCCGCCGAGCATACCGCGAGAAGCTCGGCATCGCGAAGGAGCGCCACTTCATGCGCGGGCTGCACGACATCAGCTGCATCATGGCCGTTCGCATCGGCCTGGCCACGGGCCAGCGCAGGGGCGAGGTGTTCGCGCTCACGTGGGGAGACGTCGACCTCGACGAGGGCACCATCCACGTCGGGCACAACGTCACCTACCAGGACGTGGTCAAGACCCCGAAGACCGACTCGGGCGTCCGCACCATAGCCATCGACCCCACGACCGTCGACCACCTCAGCATGTGGAAAGACCGCCAGGCGGAAGAGCTCGCCAAGATCTGCGTCAGGCAGACCGACGAGACGCCGGTGTGCTGTTCGAGCACGGGCGGCCGCATCCGCATCGACAACTTCAGCCACTGGTGGGGTATCTGGCGCAAGGAGCATGGCTTCGACGGGCTCAAGTTCCACGAGCTCCGGCACACGCAGGCCACACTGCTCCTCGCCAACGGCGTCGACGTCAAGACCGTCCAGACCAGGCTCGGCCATGCCAGCGCGAGCATCACGCTTGACTGGTACGCCCACGCCATCCCGCAGAACGACCACGCGGCGGCAACGATGCTCGGCAACCTGCTCAACGGCAAGCAAGAGGAAGACGAACCGAAAGACCCGCAGGAAAACGCTGCTCAGACCCAAGAAGAATCATTCCGGTTGCTCCCTCACGAGAACCTTCCCAAAGTCACGGCAAAGTCACGGCAGAAGGCTCGAAGGGGGCATACGAAAACAGGCCAGCTCGTCCAATTAGTGAGCTGA